TAAGACAATAGTGCTTCCATTCAAAGTAGTTTTAACTAATAATTTATAATATCTTTCTGGTTGAAGAATGTCCATATAAATGTCGAAAAAACTACTAGTATTGTCTGCGCTAATCTTAGTATAAGTTGTATCAAAATCTACTATCATCTCTTGACTAAAATCATCTTGTATGCCCCAATATGAGGTTGCAGGGAGTTTAAATTCAGTCAAGTAAATTGAAGATGTAGTAAATGTTCTCGCAGGATACTTTGGTCTAGCAGAGATTCTAAACCTAACCTTATCAGAGTCTGCATACTCAGGTTTATGGTTTTTAATCTTTATAGTTGCTATATCTGTATCCAGCTCAGTTAATGTACTGCTATACGTTGTGTCGTCCCATTTAAGTTCTAAATAAGGAGGAAATATAGTATGTGTGTCAGAGCCAAAATATTTTAGGTTAACACTAGCAGTGGTATAGTTTTCATAAGCATCATTAATCTTGAGTAGAAACCCATTATTGCTTAATGAACCGCTATACATTGATTCTACTGCTTCGGTTACGTTTATGTCTATATCGTAGTCAGATGTCAGATCAAATGATTGACTTGCAGCAGAACTGGATAGATAGTCACAACCATGGGTAGTCCATTGTGTTGTTCCGTCATCTTTGTATTTCCAACTCACACCACTTACGTTAGCTGGTGAGTCTACTCTTTTACCGGTTCCATTAGTCCATGAAGAAGAAATAGGAAATGCGGTAATAGTAAAAGTATCCGGTATCTCAGTAGCTGATGCTAATGATAAATTTAAACTAGCGCTAAATCCACCTGTAACTTTTTCATTAATGCTACTAGTGATATCAGCCTGCCTAAACTGAATCATGGCTCTATTAGTTCTACCAGTTAGATCTGCATCAGGATAACCACCTATCTCTAATACTTCATCTTTACCAGCATTACCGTATAGCCCTCCTACAGTTGGCTCAGACCATATGAATGCGTCTTTCTCAGGGTATATTCTAAATAATGCCATCTTATATTGTTGTTACTCTACCTTCTATATCTATATTAGGAAATTTAACTTCAAATATACAAGGATCATAAGACGGGTAAACTATCCCGCCTTTTGTAGCTCCTTCTACATCGTAAGCAAATTGAGAATAATTCCCACCTGCTTTGTTGTTAATTGTAACAGACTTTACTGTCTGTACTCCTTTGATTTGATCTAATACAGTATAAACGCTAGAAATGTTTATAGGTTGATTAATATCTCGCTTACTAGTCTTAAAGTAATCTTTAAGCTTGTTAGTACAATTTAATAGTACATCTCTTGAAGCATAGTTAGGAAGTGTTAAAACTTCAAATTTAACTCCAATATTTACTACAAATGCGTCTTTTATATCTATAGCATCAGTAATCATCATATACTCGGTTAAGTAACTCTTAAGGTTACTTTTTAAAGAGTTAGTAGCTGTGATTAGTTTTCCGTCATTATCGTAGGCTAACACGTATAATGCTAATGCTAATGGATTTTCACTCAAAACACTTTTAGTAGTGTTCTGATTAAATTCTTTAGTTACAAATGCTTTTGCAACAGATCCAAACTGTGGCGGTAGAGATAATGCTCTCACTGTATAGTCAGATGTAGTAACAGCTCTCTTTTGCTCTGAAAAAGCTTTTAGAGAATTTTGCCTCAACTCTTCTACTGTATCTCCATCTTTGCCCCCGGATGCAGGCTTTTCGTTATTAAACGTCAATGTGGTTAGAAATGTTGAATCAGTTACTGTGGTGGTAACTACATCTGTCGATGTTACAGAGTTGGCAGGTGCATTAGCCTCTACTCCGCCTCCAGTTAGGTATCTAATTGTTAGTGTTGTATTACTTGGAGCTAAACCGTAAGTTCTTGTAAATAAGAAGTTAGTAGGATCAAATGCTCTGTCGATTTGTTCTACTGCTTGTTTATCTCCATATTTTTTTATGTTAGAAGGGTCTGGTAAGAACGATTCATCATTAGATTCGACTACTCCAGAACCAAATTGTATTTGCATTACCCCTTTAGAGGTAAATCTAGTTACAAATCTTCTTGGTACTCTTTTTAATTTTAGTACTGACGGTACAAGTGAACTATCATTAGCAGTATTCTGTTCTTCGTCAAATACAGTATCTTGTCCTAGGAATGGTACTTCTGTCCAAGTGTTACCGTCGCTATCTGTTACATCAAGTACTTTAAGTATATTATCATCTGTAATGTTAATAGTAGTAAATTTTTCTGCTGTAGTAAAAGTACTTTCTGTGCTTTTAATTTGACCTGATATTGCTAGAGCACTTTTAGTTAAAAGATATTCGGCTGGGTTATTATCTTCGTCTACAGATGCAATAGAGATATCTGTAGGATCATAAGAGCTAGAAAATTTAAAATCAACTGATTCTTGTAGTATGAAAGAAGTGTTACCTTCAGCTGTTGATTTAATAGTACTATTCTCATGTACTTTTATAGCCTGGTCCCAATCAGGTACATAATTACTTCCTGATAAAGCTTGTACTTTTTGCTCAACTTTAAGCTCTACTTCTGCTGCAGTAGATACTCTTGGTCTATACCCCATCATATACGCTAATGAATATAAGTTAGAAGGGTTTTGAGCGTGTTGTAGAAATGTTTCTTGTAGTTGTGTGTCTTGATAGAAAGATAGTACATCCCCTACATAGGACGCCATCTCTATAAACATCATTCCAGGAGCTGTTTCGTTAAAGTCATTATAGCTGTCAGGAAAGTAGCTTTTTGCAAATTCTACTAACTGCTCTCTAAAATCACCAAACTCCCTATTGACATATTTAATATCTCTTTGTTCAGCCATTATTGTTCAAAATTAATTACCACCTCATCTTCTATGTTAGTATCTTTTACTTTATACTTCATAGAGAATTGAACAGTATTGTTATCCGGTATACCTACTGTGCTAATCTCAATAGGCTCTACTCTTGGGAAATAAAATGCTAGATCTGCCTTAACTAGCGCATCTATTTCTTTTACTTTATTTTGTGTAAGCTGGTCAAATACTAACCTACGTAAAGCGTTACCAAAATTAACGTTAAGGAACCTTTCACCTCTTCCAGTTAAAAAGTAATGTATTAGATTAGTCTTTATAGCATCCTCAGTAGTGTAATTAACATTGAATACACTTTTACCTGAGAATGGCAATTGAAAACCGACAGCTTTTCTTGGCTGTAGATCTAATGGGTCTATCTTTTTAACATCAAAAGGCATTACGCTCCTTGTCTAAATTTATCTTTTTTTGTTGCTGCATCTAATATAGCTTTAGCTTTAGAAGGATTAAATCCAGGTATAGAATTTAAATCTAATCCTGCTCCTCCTCCCCCATTAACCTGCCTTTGAGCAAAGTTAGGGACCATATTGGATGATGCGTTTACTATAGTCTTATAGTCTTCATTGGTCATTTCAGCTTTAGTTTGATTAATCATCTCTTCTAAAGGAACTGTACCTTTGTTAATCTTTCCAGTCGACCACGTCTTACTAATATCTTTCTGTGTAACTGGTTTGTATCCAGCTGAAGTATCAGGTTTAGAGGCTACTTTAACTGCTTCATTTAGCATTTCCTGTAACTCTTCCTTAACAGCAGCTTTCACTTCTTCTCTTATAATTTTACGTAATTGATCGAGTTTCATATATATAAATAGTTTAGTTATGAAAGTTGGTTATCTATTCTAAATTTTATTTCCTCCAATAGTACTTCTACCTGTGAAGCAAATGATTTAGGCCCTTTGAACATCTCTGCTCCATTAGGATCTATAGCAACGGCAAACCGTCTAGGTGCTATAGGAGGTGCTGTAGGGTCTTTTTTAATCTGTAATTCATAAACTATCCCGTTAGGTCCAGTATGAAAAAATTTAGAGTCTCCTTGTCTATCTCCTTTTCCTATATCTTTAAAATTATCAAGAAGTCCTCTTATAATATCTTTTGTATCTTTATCTATATTACTATCATCTAATTTTCTTAGTCCATCTAATAGGCTATTAACTGATATGTTGACAGCATTGTTTGGATCATTAGGATCTAATGAAGCCCAGTATTCTTTATTA